TCAAATAACTCAACGTAATATCTGTCTGTGGTACCGATAGCAAAATCAACGTCAGTTAACCGCACGGCATCGCTAGATGTAATTGTCAGGTTGCTACCGCCCGACACTGTGCGCGTGATAGCAACAACATTAGCCGCCGGGTTTGGCGCGTTATAACCAGCAACAGAATTGATGGCAGTAGCTAGGTTGCCGGCCACTTGATCGTTTGTTAGCGCGCCCCCAACTTGAAACTCAAGATCTGTGGACGGGGTGCCAGTCACCGCCGTGAATGTTGTTGATGTCCCGGCGCTGTCTGTTAGCACAATAGTTTCGCTATCCGCAATATTAGTCGCATCGGTCACTGTGATGGTGGCCGTTGCGTATGGCTGAACCGTGCGTTTGACCACAGTGTAGATGTCATCGACATCGACGCCTATGTTTAGGAAATCGCCGTCTGTCGTCCACTCTGACGGCGCAATTACGTTTTGACTACGCAACAAAGTATAGCAAGCAATGCTGCCATCATCGTCATTTACTATAAGCAGGCGGTCGCCCTCATCAGTGCCAGTCGAAACACGCACAGCCATCTCGCCGGGTGATTTCAGAAGGTGTGATGACAGCAGCGATATCTTGGCTGACGTATAAGCCTGCACCGTGTCACTATAAATAAATTCTTGCAGTGACTTGCCTTGCCGCTGAACAAAAAGCGTCGAGCCATCCACGTTTTGTAACCTAATGCCGGGCTTCATGCCAAACGCAGTCTGTTGCTTAACAATCATGTTCGTTGGCGTAATCGGCTCATCTAATGCTTGCGGCACATAAAACTCAGCGCCTGTTGTAAACACTTGCAAGTGACGGCCTGAGTAAATATCAACAATGGCATTGAAAGTGCCAGTATCCAACGTGGCCTCAACCCCAGCATCATCAAGCGCCTCACCCGGATCAAAGTTAAAAAAGTCAGATACCCGGCTACCCCACAGCGTTGATGGCCGCGCCTTGCTGCCGCCAAAATACAAACGCCCCTCATGAAAAGTCACACTGCGAGGCCAGCCGCGTGTCGATGACCAAACCTCTTCATATCCGTGTTCGCTGTTCCAGTTGCCCTTGGTGATGCCGTCTGTGTCGAAAAACGGTATTTCGACCAACGCTTTCATTTGGGTGTCGCTAACAAATTCAACATAACGCGCACGGCCAAAACCATTGTCAGCGACAGCATATTCACCAACAGCCGCATCATTAAACGCCACTACTTTGTATTGCGATGTATTGTCTGGCGCTGTGTCAAATGCTGGGAATACAGTTAAAACTTTTGTTGACGCCACATAGTCCTCAACGTGACGCTTTTGACCTGACCCAGTGCCAGCGGTAATTTCAATGAACATGCCGTTAGGCTCATCATCCAACGTGTAGCTAGTAGATGATTTGAGGGTAATTGTATTGCTAGACCCAGCTTGCGCCGTGCCGTTGTCTGTAGTTACAGCGCTTGCAGTTATAGTAATGTTGCCAACCGTCGCAGACGGCGTGATTGTAAATTGTGGGCTATGCACATCAAACTCAAACGCATGTAGCGGAATGTGATCAAACTCAATTTTACTTGCCGTCCAGTCACTGTCGGTGGCACCACGCACAATTTTTATTGGCTCTAAATCTTCATGCACGACAATCACTGTGTCGGCTGACTGCACCCAGTTCATCTCTGGAATGATGGACGACGTAATATCAGACACAGTTAAAAAGTCATTGCCACTGCCGTTTATGTCAGTCTCAAGATCGCCGTCTTTAAACACATACATTTTGCCGGGTGTAAACACCAGCATGTAACTGTCGCTGACACTAAATTCAAACGGCACCATACGCACAGCCGTGCCTGCGCCGCTGTCTAACTCAGCAATGAACTTGGTGCCATCCCGGCGGTTGGCACCGCCTTGGGGCTGGATGCTGACGTTACGCGCTGTGGTCAGGCCAGATTGATACTGATCAATGTCAGTCCGGGCGCGTAGCTTTGGGTCTAACTCGCCGCTGGTAAAGTCATTCTGGATCTGAATAATACGGCTCATGCTAGAACCTTATGTCTGAAATCGGAAACTCTTGAATAGTCTGTGCCGGGCGGTCAGCGCCGTCAATGTTAATAGCAACGCGCATCAGGCCACCGCGCATGTTTTCCGCTGGTGCGCCGTATGCCTTTTGATGGTAATAGTCACCCTTGGTGATTTGATCTGTTACTGGCTCTGCAAACTCTGCCGCCAGCGCTGTCTTTAATAGCCGCACAAAATATGGCGGGAACGTGGCCTCAGATGGCCGGAATTGGTAGTCAATCCAAATGTCTTCGTAATTTGTGAAAAGGCCAAGGTTGTAAATCTCAAACTCACGCACTGACCTAGCGGCGACTGCGCCAACATTAAACACAGCCTTTGGGTTGCCTAGTATGTCACCCGGCAGCGCGTAGGTGTATTCCCACTCATTGATTGGGGTGCTGGCTAACTGCGCCAGTTTTACTTTTTTGACAGACCAACTAAATGGATACTGCATAATAATAGTGTCGCGGATGTCATCATACAAGCGATCAGCGACTTGTGCCTCGTCAGTGCCAGTCGCAAATGACGAAAGGGGCGCAGCCCCCAACATGATCAATGCCTCAGAACATATAGATAGTTTTGTATCGCCCTGCGCCATCATCTACTCCGAAATAGGGAAAGGGGGCCGGTTGCCCGGCCCCACTTAGATTAGTCAGTGTCGGTCATTGCGACGGTTGTACCGTCGGAAATATCGACTACCCCAGAGGCATTGGACAAAACCATCGCAATGCTCATTGTTGGGGTTGCACTGTCATGCACAAAGATGATGTCGCCGACTGCCAAAGTGTCTGACAGGTCATTGAAATAACCTTCGGTGTTAACAGCCGCAATGGCGTCTGCTGATGTGTAGGTGTACATAGACGGCGCGTTGCCCGACTTTGCTGCACCAATTACATTCAGACCGTCTTTTGAAAAAGCCATTTTTCAGATCTCCTATTCTGTCGCTGAGATTTTGACAATGCCTTCATCATCAATGGCAACCGCACCAGCGGAGAACATTGAGGAAACAAGGAATGACGTTTTCTCAGGCACATAGTTGATTTCTGACTTTTGGTTCATGCCAATGCCCATACCAACTGCATCGCGATGGAACGCAAAGCATGTGCGGGTTGATGGGAGAGGCAGGCCACCTTCGTCGCGATCACCAAGGGTGATGAACTTAAAGCCCAAGAACGTATCAATCTCACCAGTTGAGAGAGCCTTCACAGTAGCAAAATCGCTGCTGGTCAGTTCTGTCTCATCGAGCAATGCTGACAAACCGTTTGCGTGGATAAGCATGCAACGGCCTTCGGCTGGCACATTCTTTGTATCCAGAGCCTTTTTAGCTGCAAGCAGCTTGGCAAGGTTCATGTTAGTGCCTGCTCCGCCAACGGTTGTTGCGACGGTTGATGGTGAGGCAGCCGCATTCAGCGCGTCAATGACTAGCTGATCCATACGTCTGCCGATGGCGCTTGACACGACTTGCACTAATTCACGCCTCTCGTCAAAGTTGACTTTTTGCTGTGAAAAAATATCTGAGTATTCCGCAGCAATGAAGTCGCTCATTGTGGCTGTGATTTGTGAATAGGTCACGTTAAGTGGTGTTACGTCAGTTTGCGGTACGCGAACTGTTGCGGTGCCTTTTCCAATTTTAGGAAACTTCACCTGATTGCCTTCAACATTTGTCCGCTCGCGAGTTACGCCAGCCAGCTTACGGGAAGCCTGATAAGCCTGCTTAACTTCGGCATCGAACAATTGTACAAAAGCGCTGGAAATGCCTACGGCCATTTTCCGATCCTTTCATTACAAAATTAAAACACGATTATCGCCTAGCAGGTATCCTTCCGGGCTGCGGCTTGGGCATACACGCTACGCCCCCAAGCGTTTGCGACAGGTCAAAGGCTGATTGTCTGTCAAGAGTGATTTTATACAAAAGCGCGACAATTGTAAACAACTGTCGCGCCTGTGTTAAATTGCGGAGTATTCTTGCTTTCCATACACCTGTTCAAACATCTTCTCGACCTTCGCCCGGTAGGCTGGATCGGTCTGATATTCTGGCTTACCAACCATTGACTGCAATTCCTCTTTCGATGGTGCGCCGTCAATTGGCCCGACTTCAACCGGGATGGGCTTGTCGCCGTAATAGCTGCGAACTTTTTGCAGAGCGCGTAAACCCTGCGCCGTGCCGCCCATAATCTTGAATTCTTCAAAGTCACCGTCTGACCACACGCCCTTGCGAACTAGGCTCGACGCCCAGTCGGTCATAGATTTAATAGTTTGGTCAGCGTTGTTGCCCAGCTTTTCATATTCTTCTTTATACGACAACTCAGCTTGTTGGCTTTCACCTTGAGCCATTTCAATAAACGTCCCAGCCAATTGCTCAAACGCTGACTGACTGACGCCATTTTCTTTCGCCCAGTCTCTATAAACATTATACAGAGGGTCATCGTCACCAATACCGGCCTCTTCAAAAATACTCGTGTCATAATTATCAGGGGCTTTATGCTTTCCCTGAGAAAACTTTTTCTGCAATTCATTATATGACTTAACAAGATTTTCAAGATCCGGCCCCTCATCTTCATTCCAAAACTTGTCGGGATACCATTCCGGCCTTTCAAGTTCAATTTCCTCGCCTTCTTTCGCCACAGTCACGCTGTCAAGCGATGGCTCATTGTCAGGCAATTGATGTGGAATGGTGTTGTCTTCAGCTTGCTGTTGGTTGTCGTCACCCTCAACTTGGGCTTCGGCCAACAGTCCATCTGTGTCATTCATAGTGATCTCGCTCTTTTGATACGCCGCTCAATTTCCCTGACCAGACTGTTCTGGCCTTCGCGAGCATAGCCGTGGCTGGCGTCCTCACCGGGATACCAACTGGGCTGCTCTATCGTTAGTGATCGCAGATGGGTGAGCAGCTTTGCCCCATCATCACTAGCGAATACGCGCAGATACAAACGATCAATGTCGTCCTTATCAACTTGTTGCTTTTCGGCAATATTAGGATCTACAGTTTGCAGACCATCCCACCCATTCACATCCATTACATCATACCTTCTGGGGGCGCCTCACCTTCTGCTGGTGCGCCACCCTCTGCTTGCGCTTGAGCCTGCATCATCTGCGCGGCCTGTTCCATCATCTGCTGACGCTCTTGTGGTGTGGTGCGTAAATCCGCAGGCACACCTAGTTTGTCAGCCACATAGTCTGCAATAGATCCTGTCTTGACAGCCATCTGGCCTTCCGGGCCAAGCGCTGATGACATCTGCACCCATTGCATAATCTTTTCTATATCGCCCATATTCTGTGCTTGTGCAATTGGGCTGACCGGCGTTACCTTGACCTCAAGGCCATTAACACGCAGTGGCATCTCAATAAGGCCACGCTCATCCATAACATACAAAATACGGCCAATCAGAGGCACCATTGTTTCTGTTATGAGCCTGCCAAATGCACTGCCCAAATTGGTTGACAACTCACGCATGCGCTCTGAGATTTCTGTGGCAGACCGGGCAGACATGTTGTCTGGCGGCAGCGTGTCATCAAGCAGGATCTTTTTGACGTTCATGCGTAAATCATTAATAACAATCTGCGACACGTTAAAGTCGCCAGATCGTGGCATCTGTCTCAGGCTTTCGCCTTGTGGGCCGCCGTTACGCGCAACCGGGATAATGGCACCCGGCGCAATACGAATGTTTTGCGGGTTCAATACGCCGTCGTCAGCCGCTGTGTAAACACCGGCAATTGACAAGCTGGCATTCTTCAACAGTAACTCAAGCGTTTTGTTTAGTGTCTTGATGTCTGGAATAGCGGTGACCAACGGCCCCCGGCCATAGACCTCACCCGCCACTTTCATGTAACGTGCGACAATCCAAGGCGATGACTTCATGCGCCGCATAAGCAAATCGGCTTTGCCCTCTGCCCAGATCACATGATAGCAATAGTCACCCTTGTCAGGATCATACAGTGTGGCCTCAATCAGATCTATTTCTTCTGTTGGCTTTTCATCAATCATGCGCTGCAAGCGGTCAGGTATATCGGCGTCAGACCAATGCTGCTTGATGGCCTCGCCTTTCAAACGCATGCGGCGATAGACATTGTCAACCTTGCCGTGTGCGCCCTCTTCGATGCTGACCAAATACTGTGGCACAGCGGTAAATCGAATAGGCGTCATTTCATCGCCGGGCTGCACCAACATGACGGCGGTGCCAACGGCTAGGTCAAGCAAGAACTCGCCCATAGCCAGATCAAAGTTAGACTGACGCAGCAAGCTAAACATTGTGTCGGCGTACATGTCCAACGCCATTTGTGCTTCAAGGCGGCGCTCTTCTGGGATCTCCGGCCCCGGCTCCAACCGGCACCATTGAGCGTATGGCGGAAACAAGCCAGACTGAATGCGGTTGGCAAAGCGCTGCGTCGCATTAATGGCGGTACTGTCAAACACCCGCGCCATTTTGTTCTGACCCGGTGAACCGCCGCCCTCGTAATAGCCGTCATAGAGATTGCGCTGTGGCAAGCCAAACTCATAGCAGTCTTCATAGATTTGCCGCCAGTTGTCTTTGCGGCGCTGCGCCACATCGTGACGCTTTAGGATGTCTTGAACACTATGCACTGGCTTTATTCCTCTTGCTTATCGCCGCCGCTTTCGACTTGGCGTCTGCTTTTGAACTCGCGCCCCAAGCGCGAAGTGATAAAAGCAGGCGCGTTGGCTTGCCTTTTTTGTCACGCTCTGGCCCCGGCATACCACCCATACGCGCCAAGAACGACGCCCGGCGTGGGTTGTCACCTTTTTTGACCGGCGCTTTTAAGTTCATGCCCTGCTTTTTAGCAGACGCACGGCCTGCGGCATTCAGACCACCAGATGGGTTTTTACCCTCAGATCTCTGCCAAGCCGGTGTTTTAGCCACGCGCTGCTCTCATATTATCAATCAGGTTAGGGTATGGGCGGCCAGCTTTTTTAGCCGCTCGCATAGCGTTGCGCTTCTTTGCAGAACTCAGCGCCTTTGGCTTGCCCAAATTCTTTGGCCGCTTTTTATCCCAGACTTGCTTCGCCATTACTTACCGTAACCCTTCCCTTTTTTCTTAGGCATAACTTTTCTTCTTTGCCATTTTGGTTTTCATGTTGGCCTCAGTTACCCGGCCACCAGTCTGCCGCGCATATTCTTTAGCCGCCTTCATGCCAGCCTTGCTATATGCAAAGTGACGGGTTTTTCCATCTTTGGATACTACCTTTGGCATTTATACCCCCAGTCTTGATACGTTTGACAATAATGATCTTCTGGAAAGCTGTGACACGCCAGCCTTGCGGCGCTGAGTTCGTTCTGCCTCGATTTCTTTTGCAAGGTCAGTGCGGATAACTTTTTTAGCTAATGTTGGCTTTTCCTCTTCGTTTAAGCCAGCGCCAAACAATATTGGAGAACCTTGCCCACCACCGCCACGCTCTGCGGCTGCGGCTCTTTGCCTGTCCTTCTCAGGATCACGGCCAGTCAATTGACCGCGTGAATTGTAAGCACCAACAACACGCCCCGTCTTTGGATCTCTAACTGCGCGTGACCCCTCTTCGCTCAACACATTTTTCATACGGCCACCCATAAATTGGGCGGCAACATTTTGCGCCGCATTAAACCCAGCGCCGGGCGCAATCGCCGCCAACACTTTTTCAAGGCCGGTCATTTGTGAAATGTTGCGCTTGCCTTTGGCGATTTGTTGGTCAAGTTGTTTTGTTGCCCTGTCGCGCTTTGTTTGCTCTACCACCGCATCTTTTCCTGATGCCGTTCTTCTATTTGCTTTAGCAATATCATCACGGCCACCACCGCCATAATCTCTGCCGCGACCACCAAAGCCGCCTTGCGAGCGCCCCGGATCAGAGCCGCCATAAAAGGCTGGGATACCATTTACCTTTTTACCAGCGCCACCGTGCGCCTTTAACAAATCTGCTTCGGCAGGCGTGATGTACGCCAGCAAGTGACGTTCACCGCGAATAGTGGTTTTGCGTGGTGGGTTTTTTCCGGGCATATCTTATCCTAGTGTTTCTTGGATGCCTTGCTCTGCATCCTCTCTTGTTTTAGACAATAGCATGCGCTGACCACCAACACGCCGGGCGCGTTGCCGGGCGGCAATCTGCAAGCGCTTTTGCTTTTCCTGATCGTCAAGCATCTTCTCTTGACGCTCTTGTGCGGCTTTTAATTCTGGATCTGGCCCCGGTGCAGATGGTGTGCTAAATAATCCGCTCAATTGTAATACCTCGCATACATTCGATAGTCGGCACCGTCTGGGCCGTAATGTTTTAGTAAACCCTCTGGGACGAATTGTAACGCATCTGCCCACCTAACGGCAAGGTCATTTTGCGTGTTTACAGTTAGCTGCAACCGCCTCAATACCATATCGGTAGCGATCAGATTAAAATAACGATAGGCACCCTTTGTAAGTGATACAGGAGCGGTAGCAACGTGATCTGTTGTCAACATCCAGCCCTCGCCGACACCCGGCCACAATTGGTTAACGCCGAAACAGCAGGCGATCTTGCCACGCAGCATCGCCGTGCAAGCGATGCCAGTGGCAGACGCCGCCTTCAAACTATCACTATAGCCCGGCACAAGCCTCATAAACTGAGCATCAAACGGCCTCAACTCCACCATATGAGCGTGACCCCAGTGAAATGGCACGATTGACACTTGACTGTTTGTGCAAAGTGACTGCCGCCAATTAGAAGATTTCAAAGTCTGCATTTGCCGTCAGTGTTTTAAATTGTTTGCTAAACTGGCTGTTGCGCGTAATGCCACGCACCTCACCGGCACCCAGCATCAAATAGCCAAACGCATCGCCGACGTGCGAGTGTTCATTCTTATTCGGCGCATCTCTGAACCGCTCATACCCGGCGCCCACCGCAATGCGCTTAAAGTGATAGCCGCCAGCCAGCGACTTGCGGGTGCGGGTGCATTTTCTGCCAACTGTCAAGCCAGCCTTGCCGTCAATCATGCGGTTCATCGGCATAGCACCGGCCTCACGCCGCACCTTAAAGTCGTTGGTGCTGGTTGGCCGGGCATGAAGCCCCATCGTCTTTAAATGCTCAAACGCCGTCACCTCAAAGATCTCATCGCGCTTGACGCCTGCCGGGTCACCCCAGACCAATACGTCACTCTTGGGAAACAGCATTTGTATGTCGGCGATGAGGTGATGACAGAACCGCTCAAGACCCATATCAAACGCCACCAACTCATGCACGACATTCCACTTGCCGTTTTGCATTTTCTGCCCAAACACCGCCGCCGGTGTCAAACCAAAGTCAAGGCCGATATGCACAGGCCAGCCGGGTTCTATCTCGACATCGCCCGACATGACGCTGTCACTAAACTCAGGCCAGACCGGCTTGCCGTCCTGCACATAGACGTATTGCGCCCCGGCGTAACACTGTATCCAGTCAATAGTCTTACCGGCCAACTGCTGCTCGTAATAGCCAACCGGCAAGTTGTTGACATTCTCAGCCTTGGGATTGTTGAGCCAGTGCTTGCCAGCGGCAAACATAGCGCCCTCGTGTTCCGCCGTTCCCTCGACTACGCCGCCGGGTTGCTTGTAAAACTTCCAAGGGTACTTGCCCCGGATCGGATTTTTCTCCGCTAGGTTCGGCCACCAGTGGTCACTGTCCATTGGGTTGGTTGACATCCACACGCCGCGCCAAGTGCAGCCAGCGTTGGTCTTGGTGGGGTAACGTCCGACACGCGAGGTCAGGCCATCAACCACCGCCTTTGGCAGTTCTCGCGCCTCATCAATAAAGCCGCCGGTCAATTCTAAAGACAACAGCTTCCGCACGTCGCGGGGTTGATCCAACGCCAGAAAAATTACCTCGCAGTCGATGCCAGCGGCACCGTCACGGGGCGGCAGTTTTATGTGGTGCGTGATCGGCGGCGACCACCTCATCGGCCCCCACACATTCTCCGGGAATAGTTCTTGCCACGTCTTGATCGTGGTAGTCCTCAGTTCCGGGTAACTGTTTCGGATAACTGCAAATCGAGTATATCTGATCCCATCTATCGGCGAAGGCTCCTGCTTCACTGCTCGCAACATCACCTCTGCTAATGAAGCAAACGTCTTGCCAGAGCCGACTGGCCCCATCAAGCCACGCACGAAACTGTCGTCTTGTAAAAATTGCCATACCGTTGGGCTTGTCTCAAAATTAAGGTTTAGACCGGCCAGTGCCTCAGTCGTCGGCTGCTTGCGGCGTCGGGGTGATCTGTCAGTAGCACGTTGCGATCTAGGCATCAATCATTCTCCGGGCTAAAAATAATCGTCGTGACGTTTTCATAGTCGCCGCTGTTGATCTCCAGCATAACACCCTCGCACGACGTGCAAACGACTTGCTCACTGCGGTCAGCAACCCTACCGTGGGTTTCAGCCGAACACCAGCCGCATATGACCTCTGTTTTAAAAAATCGGACTGACTGAAAATCTTTTATGTTAATCACTTCCGCTGTCATCGCCGTCAATCTCCACTATGCTAGTCGTTGGCCCAGTAATGTTAATACCAATCATGCTGGGCTTTTGATCCCCGGCATTCGGCTCTAACAAGCCGCGATGCTTCGCCAGTAGGCGCAACGCCGACAGCTTGTCGTGCATCTCAACCTCTATCTGATTGCCAAACTGGTTGGGCGTGACCTTGACCTTTTTGACGGCGCGTTTGGCGCGATCCGACAACTGGTCACTGGGCGTCAGTGTCACACGCCCCATATCGTCCCACTGTATAACGTCAGTCGCCTCGCCAGCGCCAATGGCCTCTAACTCTTGCACGACAGCCTCGCGCCTCGCCTCATCGCTTGAGGCCAGTGCGGCGCGTTGCTGTCTAATCGTTGGCGTTGTTTTTCCTGACATGCAGGCACTCCGATCCTGTTGCGGCATAGCCAGCCAGATCCACCCAGCTATCCTGATGATCCGGCGTCGCCGATAGCCGCGCCAATTTGACCCCGGCCATCATCATCGCCACATGCTCTGGCTGAAACTCAATGCCAACCAGCGCCGTCCAAATAACGGCGATGCGCTCATGATTATCCCATATACTACCATACTGCTCGCCGCGATCAGCTACGGTTTCTTTTGCGGCATCCAATAATTCATTGCGGTTCATTCGCTTTCACCTTTTACGTCAATAATCTTTAGCTTGCAGGCGCAACACTCATATTCAACTCTATGCGCCCATTCCCTTTTCAATTCAATTGTGCATCGGCAGCGTGGGCATTGACCGTTGTTTAAACGTGTCTGAAACGTGCCATCGCCCTCAAAAAATCTTCCAGTCAACGCCCGGCTCCATTATTAGACAGAACATATTGTCAATATCTTTGTTAAAACCAATTTGCGTCAATGCAACGTGGCATTTGGATATGCTGTCGAACTCAGCAACGACATCGACGTTGCCGCCTTGCTGCGATGTCAACGTCACAGCTATTAACAAATATT